CCGCCGCCCCCCCCCCGGCCGCAGCCCCCGCACCACGGAACAAGCCGGCAACCCTTGGGCCGACGCGCACAAGCGCGCCGAAACCCGAGAAGAGAAGGCCCACGCCCCTTACAACGGCGCCAATCGGAACGGCGATCAGCCCTATGATCGCGCCGAAGGCAGCGAACTCGACAACACCCTTCCTCACCGGCGCCGGCAGCTTTTGAAAAGCGGTCGCGACCTTGCCGACATCCGTTGCGATCTTTTCCAGCACCGGGATGACCACAGGGGCGAGCGCGGCGCCCATCTTGATCGCCGCAGCAGCCGCCTCGGCCTTCATCTTCGCGAACTTCTCAGCGGTCGTCTGCTCGGTTTTCTTCCACGCCTCGTTGAACTTCTTCGCGCCGTCGGCCTTGCCGATCAGGTCGAACTTCTTTTTCAACTCGTCCGCGTTTTGAACCAGCGTGAGGATGCCCGAGCTGGTACGCCCACCGCCGAACGCATGGCTGATGACCTGGGCCTGCTTCGTCGCGGACAGCCCCGAGCTATCAAGATGCTTTTTCAGGTCGAGCACCGCCGACGGCAGCCCGCCGCTTGAGCGCATGTCCGTCGCGAGCTTCGTCGAGGTCAGGCCGATCGACTGCAGCGCCGTGACCGCCTTCGACGTCGGCGCGGCCATCAAGCTGAAGGTCATCCGCAACCGAGTGGCAGCCGCCTCGGCAGGCACACCACGAGCAGTCATCACGTCCAGGGCCGCGCCCACGTCCTTGAACTGCAACCCGAACGCCTTCGCGGCCGGCAACACCCCAGTCGAGAGCGCGCCAGTTAGATCCTGCATCCGCAGATTGCCGGCACCAACCACCGCGTTCAGGGCGGCCATTGCTTCCTTCGCGCCGTGCGCGCCGCCGATGTTCGTTTTCATCGCGCCGGTCAGTGCGTTCGTCGTGGACTCAAGGTCTGAGCCACCGATCTTCGCGCCCTCCGCAGCGATCCGCAGCGTGTTCATCGCCTTCGCGCCGCGCTGGCCCACCGACTCGATGTGGAACAGGCCCTTCGCGAGCTCCTTCGGCACCGTGCCGACCTGCGGCGCGAGCTTCAGGACCTGCTTGGAGAGGTTGTCAACCTCCTTCTGCGACGCCCCGGCCTGCGTATGAACAAGCTCCATCGACTTCTGGAAGTCGGCGGCCATCTTGATCGTCACAGCACCGAGGGCAGCGACGGGCAGCGCAACCCGGGACATGGCATGCCCGAACGACGAGATACGGGTGCCGGCAGTGGCGATGCGCTTACCAGACGCCTCCGTAGCAGCGGCGAACCCGGCGACGTGGCCGCTAGACGCTCTGGCCTGCGCGCCGAAACGATCGAGCTGCACACCGGACGTTTGCAGCGCCCGGTTCAGCGACGCGCTGTCGCCGCTAATCACGACCCTGAGATTGCGTGCGGCCATTACTGCCCCCTCCTCATGGCCTCGGCGCGCGCCGCCGCGATCTCAGCAGCCGACTGCGGAGCCGCGGCAGGGGCCTGCGATGCCTCTTCCAGCTCCGCAACGTCAGCGCGCATAGCATTCAGCTCCTTGACCTTCACCTGGCCGACCTCCCACGGCTTGATGCCGTACACCCGGCCCATCAGCGGAGACCACAGATCCCGCTTTACTTGGCCGCCGGCGGCTTCTTCGCCGCCTTCGGAGGGCGGGGCTCAGGGTCGGGCTCCTCCAGCGCCGACAGCTTCACGTTCCCGATCGCCTCAAGCGTCACACGGGGATCCTTGCGGCGCTTGGCGATGAACAGCAGCGACTTGAGGTTCGTCGCCAGCCCGAAGTTCGTGTCCTCGATCGGCAACCCCGACCGGGTCTCGATCAGCTCGACCTCGTCCAGTGTGAGGTCGTCGGGCGCTATCTCGTACTGCTTGCCATCGACCTTCAGCTTCAGCGTGTCGTCAGCCATCTCTCTCCCTCAGTGGTTATCTCCAGCCGGCGCGGCGAACGACGAGGTCGTAGCCGGCCAACATCTCCCTCTCGATCTGCTCTGCCTTCGCGTCGATCGCACCGCCAACGAAGTTGCGCGGACGAATATGAATCGGCGTGCCACGCGGAGCGATCGTCCCGCCGAACTCCTGGACCCCCGCGTAGGGCAACTTCGACCGCACAATCCCCCGGTCACCGGAGGTCGTGCCCTTGATCGACCCAGCGAGCGCACCCGACAAACGGGGTGCCCGACGGGACGCCTCTGACGCCACGACCTTCGCCGCCAGGCGCGTGACCGCCTGCACCTCCTTGAGCATCCCGCGGTCGACCTGGCGGAAGGCCGTGCGCATCTCGCGCAGACCCTCCACCCGGATAGCACCGGCCATCAGGGCAGCGTGACCTCAACTGAGGTGTAGTCGATCTGCAGCGGCGGGTTCGTGCCTCCGTCGAAGATCGAGAACGGCACGCTCAACTCGAGCACGTCCGGGCCGGCGACGTTCGGGCTATCGCCGCGGTACTGGAACTGGTCAAACGTGAACGTGATCTGGTTCTTGTACGTCGACGCGATCGTCGAGCCGACGAAGTCGAAGATCACGACCACCGGCGTCCCGTTCAAGAACCGGGTGTAATGGGTGAGGTCCGCGAACTCCAGCACCACGGTCCCGGTGACAGCCGCAAAGCCGTTGGGGATCGGCTTGAGCTTCGTGCCACCCGACCCCAGAAACCAGCGGTCGGTCTTGTACGGCTGCGACCACGTGAAGTCAAACGACTTCGCGATCCCCACGCTCGAGCCGCCCATTGTGACCGTCGCCTGGGTCTGGTTCCACGACTCGATCCCGGCCGGGTATGACGCTGCTGCCAGCGTCGGGCCCGCGGGGGTTGAGATCGTGGTCAGCTCGTCCTGGGCGTCGAACGTCAACGCCGGGGACGTCAGATACCCGCCCACGGCACAGGAGAACTGCGTCGAGGTGAGCACCGACCCCGGGTACGTGTACGGATGGTCGACGCCGCCCGAGTCGGGCTTGTTGAACTGCAGTGTCGCTGAGCGGTTGGGCTGCGACGTGCCGACCAGGTGCGTCTGCTTGTACGCCGTCGTCACACCCTGCTGCACCGGCGTCACCGTCAACTGGTGCATCAGGTTCAGGATCGACCCGAACTGACGGGTCGGGATGTCCATTGCCACGGCGCCTGAGCCCTGTCGGGTCGTCTGCACGACCCGTCCTGCGGGCTGGAACGTGCGACCGGCCCGCAGGCCGACCGACTCGAGGTACGTCGGCTCACGCTTGAAGGTCTCCGAGTTGAACTCGTAGAAACGGTTGGGCGTGACTACGGTTGCGTAGGTCGTCTCCTGCGCAAGCGCAAATTGTGAGCCAAGGCCGGATGCGAGCGCCATCTAGTCCTCCTTCTTGGTCGAAGCCTGGTTGGATGCGGTCCAGCAGTCCTGCTCGAGCAGGCTGTTCGTGAACTCCGCTGGCACCTTCTGGCCGTCGATCTCGTCCGGGACGCTCTCGCCCGGCAGGACGACAACACCGCGGGTTTGGCCGTCGGGCAACGGGACCAGCACTTCGACCCCGGCGCCGGACGGCCCCGTGTACTTCACGTGCTTGCTCATATTGGGACCCTCCTAGGGTCGGATGGGTTAGTCGTGGACCTGCGCCCGGCAGGTCACTTCAGCAACGATCTGCGAGACCCAGCCCTGCGATCCCTTGCCGTTGGTCTGCTTCATCGAAGTGATGCCAGCGAAGATCACGGTGGCGGCGAGCGTCACGTCCGCGCGGACGGCGAGCTCGCATTCCTCCAGCAGCACCCAGGCCCGGGCCTCGGCGCCGGCCTGGTCGACGCCGGCCTTGCCGGCGATCACGATCAGCTCGATCGTGAAGTCCTCACGCCGACGGCGGGTCGAGCCGCCCATCGTCTCCCAATCCTGGGTCGCAACGATCGAGTCGGTAAAGATCGTCTCGTTGACGTCGATGTTGTCGCCCGGATGGCCGGCGGACATCTGCACACCTGCCAGGTTCGGCCGGGCCTGGATCAAGGTGAGGAGCGCCGCCTTGGCGGCGGGGGCGTTGGTGAACGCCATCTAGACACCCATTCGCTTCCACGGCATCAGCAGCTTGCGGACCCCGGGCGGGATCTGGCCGGGTGCGGCCGGGAAGATCGGGGCGGTCGCAGATTGCTGATCGTCAACCAGCAACGACGGTCCAAATGCACCGACGTCCTGGCGCCGCCAGATCGCGATCGTCAAGATCGCCGCCTGCGCCACATCGGGAGGGACCGCCGGAAACCCCCAGGTGCCGGTGACGTTGACCTCCCGGTTACGCCACAGCACCCGGCCAGTGCTCGTCCCGAACGGGAACAGCCTGACGAACTGGTAGACGCCGTCCAGCGCAGGCTTGGGCCGCAACCGCCACTCGTCGGTCGAAAGCACGTAGGGATTGGTCTGATCTGAGTCGATTGACACGGCAGAGACCGACTGCAGGTCGTAGGGGTTGACGTCGACCAGCAGCTCAGCGTTCGCACGCCGGGCAACGAACGTCCGTGTCGTAACCGTGTTGGCCGGCGCGAACTCGCGCTCGCACCACTTCATGATCGCCTTCGACGCCGGTGAGATCAGCGCCGTAATCGGCGCGTCCTGCACCGTGGTGGTGATCTGCAGAAACGCCTTGACGTCTGCGAGCGTCGTGAGCGCGGTGCCGGCTGTGGGGGAGTACACCGGGTCGGAGTCAAAGACCGCGCCGCTGGCGTCCTTCCACTCGATGATGTACCAGCCCGCCGCGAGCGTGGCGAGAGCGGTAGTGAAGTTGCGCGCGGCCGGGTTCGTCGGGTCAGCGTCGACCGGCGACAGCGTCTTGGTCTCGATTGTCGCGTACCCGGAGGTTTGGGCCGCTGACTCGCGGATCAGGGCCTGCGTGTACGGCAGCCCGTCAAAGCGTTTGGGCGGCTTGTAGTTCTCGAAGCTGCGGGTAAACGGCAAGTCAGCTCACCAATCCTGTGGTCCCTGCGTTGCCCTTGCCGTCCTGGGCGCTGTCAGAGGCGCCCACACCGCTCGGGAGGAGGCGCCCGGGTGTGTCCCCGTCGGGGGTGCCCGTAGATCCCTTGCTGATCGTGCCGCCGGGACTGGGCACCAGAAACACGATCGGCAGCGCGCCGGAAGCCCCGGTGGAGGTGCCGGTGATCGGGACGGTTGTTACGACGATCGCGGCGGCCGTTGACTGGCCGGCCGCCACCAGCGAAGGGAGCCTGGTTGTCGCGGTTGCCGCGAGTGTTGTGCCGGCCTGTCCGGCCGCGGTGCCCGCGATGTTCGCGATGTTCGCGGGTCCGCCCACGGCGAGCGCGAGGGTGGCGGTAGACAAACCCGCCGATGTGCCCGTGACCGGGGCGAACGTCATGACCGTCGCCGTGGCCGCTGAAAGCCCGGCCGAACTGCCACTGACAGGGGCGGTCGTCGTGA